ATTCCGGCGGCTATATCCCCTCAAAAAAACCGGCCCAGGCCGCGCGCACCCCCTTGCGCTGACACCCCCTGTGCGGGCTTCTCAGGACGCGCGACCCCCCTACGCGTGAATGTGCGAACAGTCCCCGTCCTGGCAGTCAGGGCAGGCCTTGACGCGGCCACAGCCGTCGCATACCCCGTCCGCTTCCAGGGTCAGGCCGTCATCGCAGACCGGGCAGGGTTCGCTGTTCGTACGCGTCACGCTGTTCCTTCCTGTGTTTCCGCCAGTCTGAGAGGCCGGCGCAGTTGCGTCCGCATTGACAGCGGATCAGGGTCCGGCCGGCTGTGTCGTCCCAGTAGATGAACCAGTCCTGATGGTTGTCAGTCGCGGTCATGCTGTTCGTGGGCGATCCAGCCGGCGCAGAAGGATGCGATCGCGAGGCCGGCGGCCATGATGAACGCGAATAGGGCGATGTCCACGGTTCATTGTCGCGGCTGTCAGGTTCGGCGGGCGCGGCGGATCAGGCGGGCGCGGTGAGCGCATTCGCCAGGCATGGGCCACAGGGCGCGTCCGTACTGTTCCAGTAGTCGCGCGATCGCGAAGGCTTCCGCTTCGTTCACTTCATGCCAGGCGTCATGGATGGCGCGGTGGAAGGTGACCGTCCCACAGTCCTGACATTCGTGGATGGTTGCGCCCTTCTGTAACTGCAGGAGGACGTAACGGTCGGCGGTCATCTGGCCTGTCGGTTTCGTAGGGCTTCCCGTACTCCCGCGAGGCCAACGCGGGCGCGTTCGCGTTCTTCTGGGGTGAGGGGTGCGAAGTCACCGCGCCAGGATTCGGGATCCGCGGCGCGCGCGGGTTCGTCCGCCGGATCCGCGTCACGGTTGGCGCGGTAATCATCCAGGTCGGCCGGCGCGTCCGCGTTTGTCCGCGTCCGCGTTTGTCCGCGTCCGCGTCCGCGTTTGTCCGCGGAATTGTCCGCAGGGGATTCCACCCCACCACCCCTTCGGGGTGGATGGGGTGGGGATGGAATCCCCTGGGAGAACCCCTGTTCCGTGTCCGCGTTTGTCCGCGTTCTGTCCGCGTTCTGTCCGCGTTTGTCCGCGGAATGTCCGCGGTCCGCGTCCGCGTTTGTCCGCGCGCGCCGCTTGCGATCGCGGTCGATTCTTCGCCGCCGTTCGTCCGCTGATTCTTCTGTGTCGGGCGCGTCTAGTGCGCGTAACGCGGCTTCCAACGCTTCCCTGAGCGCGTCCAGATCAGCCATGTCGTTCTCCTGTGGGGTCGGTCTGGGCCGGCGCGCGGTGAAGCCCCACAGCCACCAGCGCGCGCCGGCCCAGGGTCCGCCGACTTCCCCAAGCGGGCGGGGTGAGGCGGTCGGTCATGGGGTCCGGCCGAACAGAAGGGCCGGGGACAGGAGACAGACGTACTTCGCGACGTCGGTCCCCGCGTAGACCTGCAGCATCGGTTCGGCCGCGCCGGTCACGTCGTCCCAGACGATCAGCGCGCCGGATCCGTCGAGTGATCGGCGGTACTCCCAGGGGCCGGCGGGGACTTCCATCGCCAGTTGTAACAGCCGGTCCGGGGCTTCTGTCGGCCATTCCAGGCGGGCCGCGCCCATCAGGGACGGTCCTGGTTCTGTTCGTGGATTCGGCGCAGTTCGTCCAGCGCGTGAAGGGCGTCATCGCGGGCGTCATCGCGGTCCGCGCCCCCGATGCAGTAGCCGAGGACGAAGGCTGAGAACACCACGATCGCGAGGATCACCGCGAACGTCATGACAGCGGGAGGGGTTGGTCGGCGGCGGGCGCGGCGACGGGGACAGCCGGCGGCGGATCCCCAACCGGCGGGGTCGCTTCGGGTTCGCCCATCTGTTCTAGGTGGTCGATGATCCGGTCCGCTTCCGCGCTTGTCAGTTCCTTCGCGGACTTGATGGGCCGGCCGATCAGTTCGGCGGTCAGGATCAGCCGATCGGCCCGGTCGCGGATCTCACGCGCGCGGAACAGGCCCATCATTCGCTTGCGCTGTCCTAACGTCATCAATTCGGGCGCGTCGGGCGCGCGGTCGGCGGGGACGTCCAGGGGGGCCGGCGGACGTAGCGGCGGACGCGGAATGGCGATTGTTGCGGACGCTTCCACCGCGTCCGCCGCTACAGGTTGCACAGCCGGCCGCCTCGGTGCGCGTGACCGCCGTCCGGCCGGCGCAGGCCCGCCAGGGCCGGCTGTGTCAGGGACGGCTGAGAGGCCAACTAGGGCCGGGTCGAAGTCATCCAGTTCTTCGATCGCGGACAGGCCGCCGATCACGTCCGCGAAGCCGGCGCGGATCAGTTCCGCGGACGCGCGCGCCGACAGCATCGGACGCGGGTACGCCTGCCAGTTCGGTTTCCTGTCCAGGTGCGCGCGGCGCGCATCATCCATTGTCCAGGTGATCCGCGTCACCTGATCGGATCCCTTGCGCCGGCCGGCCCAGGTGGCGCGGCTGTTCGTCGCGTCATCCAGCCACAGTTCATGACCGGCGGCGAGGACAAGCGCGCGTTGGGCCTGCGCCGCGACGTAAGGCTTGCCTTCGATCATCGCGACCATCTGCAGCGCGACCATCGGCCCCAGGCCGATTTCGTCGCCGTACAGGATCGCGGCGGCTACCGCGGCGGGCCTTCCGCGCAGGGCGCGCGGTACGAAGTCAGTGTCACTGATGGCCTTCGCCAGTTCCACGGCGGGGGTCATCAGTTCCACCCAGGACCGGCTGATCGGTTCGGGGACGCGTGACAGGGCGAGAGTCATGGGACCGATATGGCCGGCGGCGGTAGGGCCGGCCCCACTGTGTCCTCGCGCGGTAACTGTCGCCAGTTCGCGACTTCGCGGACGTACAGGAACGCCTCAAAGGTCCGGCCGCTGATGTCCACTTCGTGGACGTCGTAGCCGTCCGCGCGCAACCACACAGCCGCCGCGCGCGCTATCTGGGGTAGCGGGACTTCCAGGCCGTCATCCCTGAGGATGGTTTCGCTGTGCGCGTACGCGGCTAACTGCAGGGCGACTTCGGGGTAGATCCCGGACCGGCCGGTTTTCCAGTCAAACAGCCACACTTCGCCGCCGGCCTGTCCGATCAGGTCAACGGTCCCCATGTAGCGCCATTCGCGGTTGATGACCGCGACTTCCACGAACAGTTCCTGGACGTCCCAGTCGGTCAGGAAGTCAAGGCATCGGTCCACGACGTCCACATATTCGTCGGGGACGTCCACCTGTTCGCCCGCGATCAGTTGCGCGGCGTAACCGTGGACGCGTGTCCCGCGTGTCGATCCGGTCCGCCATTCGGCCGCTGATGCGCGGTCGATTTCGCGGGCGCGCGCGCCGACAGGGACGGCGGCCAACGTGTCCCAGTTCGTCACCGCGTACGCGGCGGTCTGGGTGCGCGCGGCCGGCGCAAGCGCGGGTTTCGGACAACCTTCCGCGATCAGTGTCGTCACCCCAGATACGGGATGGCCGTCAAGGACGTAACTGTGGCCGCCGCCGCGATTCACGCGGCGCGTCAGTCCAGGATTCGACACGCGCCGACCTTCCGGCCGCGTTCGTAACGGCCGCGCGGAACGTATCCTGCATTATCGGCCATGTCCACGATTCTCCCGCCAGGCCCTTCGCGCGTCAGTCCTGGTCAGCGCCGCGCGCGGGCCGCTGATTATTTTCGGGGCCGATATTGCGCATTATGTCAACCGCGCGACGTTCGGATACCGCGAGGCCGCGCGCCAGTCAACGCCACGATCTTCCAGTTCGGCGCGCAGGGCGTCGATCAGGGACCAGGGGATCTGCGCGGCGAATACGTTGGACCCCTTGCGGGCCGGCGCGCATGTCGCGACCGCGGCGGCTAACAGTTCCAGGTCGGTCAGGTCTGACCGTTCCGCGGTCATGACCGCTGACCTTCGCGGTTGACCGGGATCCCGTCATCGGTCGCGATGACGTCATGGGGGTTGTCCTCCCAGTCATGCGCGAACAGGTGCAACAGGGGCCGGGTCGGATCTTCCCAACCGATCCTTACCGCGACGTTCGGCCGGCGGTATGCGGATCCGCCACAGACCGCACAGGTGTAATGGCGGGATGGTCTGGGACCGTTAGGGTTTCCCATGTCGTTCTCCTGGGTTCGTCAGGGGTTCGGCCGCCGGCCGCCGTTCCATGACGGCGGCTGGCATCTTTTCCCGTCCAGTGTAGGACGGTCAGCGGGCCGAACGTCGGGCGCGTCCGTAGACAAGGCATACCGCCAACGTGACAAGGATCACGATTAGCGCGATGTCCTGCGCGACGTCGATCACCTGCGCAGGCTGATCGCCAGGCGGACCAGCGCGACCGCCGCGAGGACACAGACCGCGACGGTCACGAAGCCGGCCTGCAGGTGCGTCATGAATGTCCCTTCCCGTTCCGGCGCAACAGACCGACTACCGCGAGGCCGGCTATCAGCGCGTTCAGAATCGCGACTTCCACGATCAGCACCCAGGCCTGACCGTCGCTCATTAGCTGTGCGCGGTCCCGATGTATTCGGCCCCATTCAGTCCGTACACACAGACACGCGCGCCGCGGTCCTGGTCGATCCGTTCCAACACTGACCAGCCGACCAGGGGCGCAGTTCCGGGGACCGCGACGAAGTAGGGCGCGGCGTTCCCATGTAGCCGATCGTCGCCGCCGCCGTCCCAGTTGATCGCGAACCCCCAGTGGGACCAGACCTTGCGGGCGACAGGATCCAGGAACCCGAACGGCTGTTCGTTCTCCGGTTTTCCGTCCTTACGAAGCGCGATCGGTTGCATGTCGTCAGTCCCTCCTGCAGGTTGGTCCGGCGGCGGCGGTCCGCCAGGCCGACACGCGGCTACTACTTCGTCCCATCGGTCGATCACATAGTCCCCAGGACACGCGGTTGATGATCCGGGACTGTCCCTGTGCGCGCGGACGACAGGGTTCGCGGTCACTTCGCCGCGGTTGTACGCGTCCAGGAACGCTTCATGGAGTAACAGAAGGTCCATGTCGGTCAGGGACGTCCCAGTGTGATGATCGCCTGAGTAACAGGGCGTCCAGTCCTGACCGTTGTAGTTGAGGGTTGCCCAGTTATCGGCCGGCGCGCGCCAACGCTCAAACAGGGTTTTCCCGAGGCCACAGCAGTAGCCGCCATGTTGGAAGCGGCCGACGTCATCGGAAGGTTCGCCGGCCGGATCGCCGGCCAGGCTTCCTTCATGATGAATCGTCACCAGGTCAACAGGGGCCATCAGATGTATGCGCCGGTTTCGATCGCGTCCGCGACGGTCGCGGGTTCCGGTTCACCTTCGGGTTCCGGTTCTGTCGGTTCGGGTTCTGTCGGTTCTGTCGGTTCGATCGGGGTCATCAGTTCTGTCCTTCCATCCGGTCGGTCAGTGTGTCGCGAAGTGTTCCGGCGGTCCCGGTCATCGGTCCGATGTCATCGACGCGCATCCAGCCGGGGACACCTGCGCCAACTGTCAGGTTCATGGTCCCCGCGCTAGTGCTCGCGCGTAGCTTCCGGGTCAGTGTTGCCTTCGCCGCGCTTGTCACGCGGCCCTGCACGAACGCGTTATACGCGTTGGGGACCGCGAAGGTGGCCGCGATCCACTGGTTCGTAGTGATCGCGTTAGCCGCGTCCGCCAGTTGAAACAGCATCTGTCCGTTGGCGGTCAACTGTTGCACCTGAGGGATGCAGGCGGTCACCAGGTAGGTCCGGTTTCCGGGACTGTCCCAGGTGAGGGACAGGTTGGGGACGTCGGTCAGCGTGGACCCGAGGCCGGTCTGCGCGGCGGTCAGTGTCGCGTAGGCCTGTTCACCCCACGCGCAGTTCCACGGTTGATCCAGCCGGCGGGGACGCGCGTCGGTCACGTTCCCCGCAGGGAACACTCCCGCATGCGCGGCAGGGACAAGGACAGTCGCAACCGTCGCGCTGTTCGTCGGTTCGGCCGGCGCGACAGGTGACGCGGCGGCGGTCCCCTGTACCACCTGGAAGATGAAGTCATTATTCGTACCGTCATCGCGGACGGTACAGACCACGCGGTCCACGCGCGGCAGGGTCGCGTGAGCGCTCGGACAAGTGACAGTTTCGACCGCGGTTGTTGCGCACAGGGTGACAGTCCCGCCGGACAGGACAACCGCGGCGCGCCCTATCCCGATGTTGACGGTCAGCGGGGACGCGCCAGGCGACGGAAGAAAACCGTTCATCTGATCGGTCGGCCACAGCGCGGTCAACAGTTGTCGGTCGGTCTGCGCGGCATAGTCGCCGGCCTGTATCCACAGGGGGGTCAGTCGCGTCATGGGGTCACCTTCGCGTGAGCGCGTCCATTGTGTTCTGATTCTTGCGGAACAGTCGGCCCAGTGTCGGCGGCGGCCGGCCCACTGTCAGTTCGATGTTCTCGTCCCCGTCATCCCCGATGGCATATGTCAGGCCTGTAATCCGCAGATCCTCCTGGACGTCCAGGCGGCCGGATGTGACCTCAAAGGGAACGATGTCCCCGATGTTCGGATAGCCGTAGCGGTACTGACCGGGCCGCATCCCCAACGTGTACGAAGGGACCAGCGTCCCTTTCAGATCCAGTTCGCCCTGCGCCTGTTCGTCCAGGTGCGCTTGCGTTGACACGTCGGGACCGTTGAGGACTTCCATCCACAGTCCCGCGACCGTTGATGTTGCGCTGTCGTTGTACGCGTCCGAATATCGCTGTGCCGCGTCGGGCGCGGCGGACCCCTTGTTTCCGATCGCCCAGATCCGGTTCGCGTAGTCCGCTGATGACACTGTGCGATCCACTGTCGCGACGTTCCCGCCGTAGACCAGGGCCATGTTGGTCCGTATCACGCCCTGCGCGGGGTAGAAGATCCGCAGGACGTCCTTGTTTCCAGGGTTGGGGAAGATCCCTGAGAGGCCGGCGGGGACTTCGGGTTGCGGGAGGACGTCATAGTCGAAGCCGTTGATGACGTTCGCCAGGTTGTCGATCAGTTCGTAGACCTCGGATCCGAACTGGTATGTCCGGTCCCGCATCGGGGACGCAAGGGTGCGCGGGAGGCCGGACGCGGTGACGCGTACCACGAACAGCGGGAGGTAACAGCCGGGGATCAGGTAGTAGGAAGATCCATCGCCGGTCAGGAATGTGTGCGCGTTCACCCCGTAGCCGCCGACCAGGTTGTCCACGATTTCATCCTGGGTCAGATGCCATACCACGCTGTCCGCGGTCCCCGTAGACCGCGTGAGAAACCGCCGTTCCAACATCGCCAGGTAGTCATGACAACCGAACGTGACTGTGTGCGACTGTTCGGTTAGCTGATCTTGCGCATGATCGACAATCAGGCGCGCTACACATACGTCGCGGCCGGCCCAGTCATCCCAGCGCCAGGCGTACACGTCGGTCTGCAGTTCACGCACCTGGGATGCGATCGGGTCGCGACCGTTGACTGTGAACGTGAATGTCGCGGCCCGGTTCTGGGCGCGTTCCAGCCGCCGTCCGCGCGCGCCGGACAGTTCCCCATACTGGGTTTCCTGCCAGTTGATCCCCGGCCAGGTGTACGCCGCGCCACCTGTAGGACTCAGCGCATATTCACGTTCATGGAGGGTGAAGCGCCATCGACCGCGGCCGGCGGGGACAGGATGCGGGCCGACCAGCGCGCGCGGCGCAAGGGTGACGGTCATGACAGGTAGCCGTCCGTCCAGGTGGCCTGTACCTGGGTCGCGGTGGACGTCGAAGATCCCGCCAGGCCCATCCGCATATTCGTGCGCGGTAACAGGATCGGCCATCCGCCGCCGGCCGCCATTGACGTCCAGTTGATCGACGTCAACAGGGACTGTCCGGGATCGCCGTCCAGTGTGACGGTCTGCGCGTCACAGTCCGCTTCCACGAAGTGTCCCGCGTCGATCACATACGAACCGACCAGGGGGACACGTCCGGCGGGCGCGCCGGTCGCCGCGACCGTCATGTTCACCAGGGCCGCGGTGATCGGCCCATAGATCCGCAACAGGGGATGGACCGCGACAACCCCAGGGGTGTTGAGGATGACAGGTTGCGCGGGTGCGCTTCCGGCCGGATAGGTCCGGTTGGGCGTCCAGTTATAGGTTCGTCCTGTCAGGCCTTCGGTCCCCGAACGCGCGACGGCGGTCTGTTGGGTCGCGGCGCGGACGATCGGATCGGACGCGATCCACGACAGGTGATAGTCCCGCTGATCCGGGTTATCTACAACCCAGTCATAGGACACCGCGCGGACAACCAGTGTTCGTTCTGGCAGGCCTGGCCGGTCTAGGACGTAATGAAGTGTCGGGCGGACGTTCGGCATCATGAAGGGCGCGAACAGGTCCGCTATCGCGTCGATGGTTGCGCCGGCCGCCGCGACCGCCGCGACGTCAACGGATACCACGCGACCCCCCAGGAACATTGTCCGGTCGTCAATACCGTCCGCGTCGGGTCGGTTGTTGGTCACGTCGCGGACCTCAGGGGATCCCAGGTCTAGTTCGGTCACGAAGTAGCCGGCCTGTTCGTCATGAAGTTGGACGGTCAGACCGTCCAGGGTCAACCACGCGGCGCGGACACAGGCCATCAGATCCGTTCCTTCTGTACCGTCCACGCAAGTCGGCGCATGAACACTTCGACGTCCAGGGTTTCCGCGACTTCCACACGTTCGATCCAGACAGTCGGCGCGTTCTGTGTCATGCCGCGGAACGCTTCGCCGTTGACACCTGAGAACAGTTCACCCTGATGGACAACCGCGAGGCCGGTCTGTGTGACCAGGCCACCGCGCGCCAGTTCGGGGACGTTCGGCGCGAACGGGATCTTGTTCCACGCGCGGATCGCGGCGTTGATCGGGGCCTTGATAAGTCCGACCAGGCCGCGCCCTATCTCGCCGGCCTTGTTCCACATTCCTTGTAGGGCGTCCTTCGCTTTCCCCACGATGTCCCGGATCCAGTCGAAGGCGCGGCCCACCGCGTCCTTGATCCCGTGGATGATCCCGCTGATCGCGTCACGCGCCAGGTCGAAGGGTGCGCGCAATACCGCGAGGATCCCGGACCATACGCGCTTGATGAAGTCGAAGGCCGCGCTGACCGCGGACTTGATCTTGTCCCAGTTCTTGACGATCAACAGGACCGCGACCCCGATCGGTCCGGTCAGGATCGCCAACAGGAGAGGCCAGTTCCGCTTGATCCAGTCCCAGACACCCTTGATGACCGACAGGATCCCATCCCACGCTTTCTTCATGAAGTCCCAGACCGCCTGGGTTGCGGATTTCAGCGCGTCCCAGATCATCCCGAGATTGTCAGTGATCCATGTCCAGGCGGCCTTGACCGCGTTCAGGATCCCATCCCAGGCGGCCTGTAGGAAGTCCCAGACGGCGGCGGCGGCGGCCTTGATTGTGTCCCAGTTCTTGACGATCAGGTAGCCGATCGCGATCAGCGCGGCGATGGCCGCGATGATGACGACAACCCAGATGAACGCCGCGCCCATGCTGATCCCGAACAGTTGAGTGACCAGTGTCGCGATTTTCATGATGACCACGAACGCGCCGATCGCCGCGACGAGGGGGACGATCACCGAAGCGTTCTTCTCAATGAACGTCGCGAGGTTTTCCACATACGGAAGGATCTTCTGCAGGACCGGGAGTAGCGCGGTCCCCAGCGCGGCCTTCGTATCCGCCAGTTTCGCCTTCAGGATTTTCTGTTGGTTCGCGGCTGAGTCACTGGTCCGTTGAAAGTCGCCTTGCGCGTCGGACGTCTGCGCGAAGATTTCGGCCTGGGTCGCGAGGACTTTCTGTTGCGCGGTCAGTTCGGGGACGGTCCCCTTGACAGCCTTCGCGACCCCTGACGCGGCCAGTTCGTATTTCTTCCCCGCCTGGGTCGCTTCGACACTGTTCTTCCCATGCGCCTTGATCGCCCGGTTGTACGCGATCAGCGCGTTCTCCGCGCCCAGTTGGGCGGACTTGATCTTCGTAGTGTCGCCGGTCGCCTTGACCAGTCCCATTGACAGCGCGCGCGACTTGATCGCCCCTTCGTTCAGGAGGACACCGAACCGCCGCATCGGTTCCGCTTCGCCCTGCAGCGCGCTCTGTATCGCCAACATCGCATCTTCGGGCTTCCCGCCCTTGAACGAAGCGAGATCCCCCGCGAGACCAACCATCCCCTCAGAAAACTTCGCGAGATCCCCGCCGGCTAGACCTGCGCCCTTCCCGAACGCGGCGACACCATTCGCCGCTTCCAACGCCTGCAGCTTCGACATCCCGAACGCTTCCGCCGCGGTCCCCGCCCACTTCTGGACGGCCTTCGATGACGTCCCGAAGGTGACGTCCGCCGCGCCCATCGCGTCTTGTAGCGCGGACGCTTCATTGATAAATTCTTTTACCTGGGTGACCGCGAACGCGCCGGCTACGGCCGCGCCCACGCCCTTCGCCCAGGACTTCATCTTCGATCCGGTCCCCTGGGCCTTATCGACCTCGGACCGTAACTTCGTACTGTCCCCGATGAACCGAACCAGGACGTCGAGGCCGCCGGCCGCCATGATCTACCGCCGGCCCTTCGCGCGTGAACGCGCCTCAGCGCGACGGCGGGCGCGTTCTTCGTCCTTCAGTACCTGCGCCATCGCGTCCAACAGTCCGGCCGGCATCAGGAGGACTTCTGCAGGGTTGACACCCCAGACACGCCCAACCTGCGCGGCGTAGCGCCATCGCTGACGCCTGGGACTTCCGGGTCTGTGTCGTCCACGGTTTCGATGTCGGTCGGCCCGTAGGCCATCGCTTCCGCGAACGTGAAGTCCGGGTTCGTTCGCCGTACTGTCACCCAGACCAGCGCGGCCATACCGCGCGCCTGGGACTTCTCAAACAGGTCAGACAGGCTGACACCTAACTGTTCTTCGATGTCCGCCAGGTCCGCGAACGTCAGACTGGCCTGGTCGATCAACACCTTCTCGCGTGTCATAGCCGTCCCACCTGTACCGCGCCCAGCGCGTACATGGACGCGTAGTAGGTCCGGCCGGCCCCTTCGGTCGCGCGGCCGGTCGCGCCGGTCCGCCGGTCGATGTAATGCGCATACGGAAGTGTCCCGCCGTAATGGACTTCCGCGGTCCGGTTCGTCGCGGTGACCTGGACTGTCGCGCGCAGGCGGCCAGTACGAACAGGGATCATCGGACGTAGCCGGCCCGCGACTGATTGCGCGGTCCGGTTCGTGACCGGACCGATCCCTGAGTCCACGCCGCGGACCAGTTGGGATAGGCCCGCTTCCAGTTCGCGCGTGTCCACTTCGACACGCGTCCCGCTACTCATTCGGCGCGCTGTCGGCCTGCGCGGCCTGGGTCATGACCGGCGGGATGATCGGGAAGTCCGGGTCGCCCTGTACCGCCAACACAAGGTCAAACTCGGACGCCTCCCCGACAGCGGCGGACAGGTACGCGAAGCCGGTCACATACGCGGTCCCGGACATCGCCACGTTGTCCTCGCTGACCGGGACGCGACTGTCGGGGACCAACAGGAACGGCTGGACTGTGTTGCACAGCGGGCGCAGGTTGTTCCACAGGCCGTCCGCCCCGAAGGACTGCAGCGCGGTGATCGTCACAGTCCACTTCTCAGGCTTGTACGAAGTGAACACCCCGCAGAAGGTTTCCACGTCATTACTGTCCTGTTCCGGGGACGCGTCGATCTGATTCGCGCCACATTGGATCTCGACTTCTGAGCCGGCCGGCCCGATGCTGATCGTCGGCTTCTGCAGAATGAACGGGGCCTGTTCCACCATTACGGCTGTCATGGTTGTCCTCCTGGGACGATGATCGGTTGAGTGACATGGATCCGCGCGGCCAGATAGGTGAGGCCCGCGACGTCAAGGGCGGCCGGTCCGGTCACGCCCGCGAACGTGTACGCCGCGGCCTGTAACGCGTCGAGGGCGGCGGCGGTCATCGCTTCGATGTCCACATAGCCGGGGGTCGGTTCGATCCGGGCCGCGACGACAATGACGTCCAGGCCCGCCTGGTACGAACAGAACGTGGACGGGGACACCCAGACGTCCGGCCACACAAGGACGTAACAGGGCGGGGTCACGCTGTCTACGGGACCGTCATGGACCGGCCAGTCATCGCCGGCCGGCGCAAGCCCTGACAGCGCGAGGCCGGCCCGCGCGCGCATGTCCGCGAACGCGGTCATCGGGTCACGCGATCCCGAACTGCACCTTCAGCGGGATCAGGTTCCGCGCGTGCCTTGCGAACGCGTCGGCGGGGACGTGAAGCGCGCCCACGTTGTCGAAGCCGACCGTCCCGAACGCGGAATCGTTGGCCTTGTACCACTCGATCCCGCGCGCGATGTTGACCATTGTCGCGAGGGGGTCGCCGTCCGGGATGGACGCGCCGGCCCGGTCGCAATACTGGTCTATCTCCTGCGCGGCGGCTTCCAGGGACAGGGTGAGCGCGTCTGTGTTCTTGACCGTTACCGTGACGCGAAGCGCGGCGGCTAACTGTTCTTCGGTCGCGTAGGCCATCAGTCCGCATCAGGTTCCGGGTCCGCTTCCGGGTCCGGGTCCACTTCCGGCGGCGGCTGATCGGGTTCGCGTACTACTTCCTGGTTCGGCGCGTCGTAGTAGTCGCCGGCCATCAGGCGTCCAGGCGGATGATCGCGGCCGGTTCGATGATGACCGGCGCGAAATAACCCGCGTAGGCCACCTGGACACCCAACACTGACGGTTCGGTCACTGACAGGGTTCCGATCCGCTGTTCGTACACCTCGGCCGCCGCGGTGTTGACCATCAGCGCGGTCCCCGCCGTCAACGCGGCGGACATGACAACCGCGACCCCGCTGATGGATCCGACCGGACCGGACCCGAACGCGCCGGCCGCGAACCCTGAGGACTGGGCGTTGGTTGGGTTGACCGGCGCGAACAGTGGACCGATCGCGCCCATCATGTCGGGCGCGACCGCGAGGACAAGCGAACCTGCGCCGCGCATCGCGTTGTAGGACGCGCCGGCCGCCTGCCAGATAGCGCCGGACACTTCCGCCGCGGTTGGCGCGGCCGGAAGGGCAGGGGTCTGCGCGGTCGCGGACGCTTCCAACGCGGACGCGATCACCTGTTCGGTTTCGATCGCGTATTCGCCGGCCAGGTCGTTGACCACGATGTCCATGATCTGAGGGACCGACCAGTCGATGTTCTGACGGGACACGTTCACATAGCCGCCGTATGTGCTCATTGTCACCGCGACCCCGGTTATCAGCATCTTGCGGCTGACCAGTTCGGTTTTCTCCGCGGTCTGTTTCCCGACGTCAGTGTGTTGGGTGATCCGCGGCCTTGTGAAGTGGCCGCCAGGGACCGACTTCGGACCCAACGCGCTGACGATCGGGCGCGCCTGGTCGATGAAGTTGATGACCGGCTGGACAACCGCGGTGGGGATCAGACCCAGGTTGTCGGGCGTTGTCTGATGCGCGGCGGCCCGTTCGTACACAGCCATTCGGGTCCGCGCTTCCTCCAGGCCTGCGCCGGCCTGCCAACGGTCGATGATGTATTCGCCGGCCGACCGGTATTCGATCGTCGCCGGCTGTCGGCTGTCGCGCGCGGCGGCGAACGCGCCGGCCAGATCCCGCGAACGCTGGGCGGACTCCTGCGCGATGCGGACCCCTTCCTGTAGCGGACCCAACTGGTCGGCGCAGGCGGTCACACGTTCCGCGGCCCGGTTGTATAGCTCCATCTCCTGCGCATTCAGGTCACGTCCGGCCGACTGCGCGCCTTCGATCAGTTGGTTCTGGAACGCGGTCCGTTCGTCAATCTCAGCGGACAGGCGGGAAACCATCGCGTCAGTAGCGGACATGGGGGACACCCTTCGACGTGACAACAGGACTGGGGGTTGTCGCGTGTCCGCTTCCCCGCCGGCCCACTGTCCGTTCTTGCGGGGGTGACTTCGACTAGCGCGAACGATACGCCTGTCCGGCCCGTTCCGCGAGGATCCGGTCAAGGTTCGGGGTCGCGGACAGGGCCGACCGGACCGCGATCACTTCCGAACCTTGATATGCGGGCGTTGGGGTCAGCGCGATGTGATCCAGGTAAGCCTTGATGATCCTGCGCCGGTCGCGTGTCACCCAGGTCTGATCCCTGGGGAGTACCCCGAACCCGACAGACCCCGCCAACATCCCGTCCGCCGCGTCCATCAACACTTGGTCACCTTCGGGGTTCCGGCGGATCTGCAGGCCGGCCCGCAACCCTTGACGGTTCCCAGTGTCCAACGCGATCACGCGACCAACCCAACGGTCCGGGTCATGATCCATGTTCACTTGGAAGCGGGCGCGCCCCACGCGCTTCTCGACAGCACCGAACGCGCCAGGGTCGAAGGATTCTTCGATCAGCCGGCCTTGATATTCGACCGCGGACCATTCATCCCAGGGGACCGCGATCAGGTCGATCAGGCGGGCCGGATAGTCCACCTGCGCGACCGGCGCGGTCCGCAGTTCGATCGGGGCCTTGTCAGACATCAGGACTCCCCAGGGGTAACGGAACCCCTACCGCGTACCGTTCGATCTGCGCCACCTGTTCGGCGGTCAGGACACCGATCGCGGTAAGGATCTGCCAGGTCTGCGCGCGGGTGTACGGATCCGGCCGCACATATTCGTCCCGGTTGACCTCAAAGGTTGTCCCTGCAGGTAACGCCCAACCGCTGATCGCCTTACAGACAGTCTCAGCCTTCGGACGCAACCCTGCGCGCCAGTGATAGTCAAAGAGGCTGGACACGTTGGAATAGGTCATGGAGTCGCCGCCGGCAGGAAGGCCAACCAGGAACGGCGGAACACCCAACAGGGTCGCGATCCGCGCTTCTGTCATCTGGGTCAGTTCGATCAGCGCCATGTCGGTCGGGTTGACCGCGGTCGGTTTCCAGGTCACCCCGCCGGACAGGACCGCCGGCATCCCCACGTTCGTAGACCTCGCGATAATCCACTGTTCGCGCAAGTCCGCGGACTGTTCCGCGTCCAGTTCGTCAGGATGTTCCAACACTGACGGCGGGATCCCGCCGGACGTAATCAGGTTGGTCGCGTAGCGCGTGAGGACTTCCGCCATGACCAGGCGGGCGCGTCCCGCGTCCAGCGGACCTTGACCATGCGGATCGCCGGTCCTGGTCCGGTAGCGGACATGCAGCATGTCCGCGGTGACGTTCTGGCCGCCGATCGCGTACGCGCGCCGGCCCTGCGCGTCCCATTCGACATTGACCATCCACGGTTCCACGACATGGAAGCGGGCCGGCTTCCCGGTCGCGTAGTACGCGGTCGCGATCACGAACGCTTCGCCCAACTGGTAATCCCAGAACAGTTGTTTCGCGAAGTCCTCCCATGACGTGTAACGGTCCGGGTCAGGGTTCGCAAGCCACTGCGCGTCCAGTGTCGGGGACGCGCCGACCAGGTACGGGGGCATTGTCCCCAACAGTGACGCGTTCAGATCCAGACACGCCCACGCGGTATCCGCCAGTTCGTCCAGCCGGCCCGGACCCCACGCGGTCCCCCATTCGGCCGGCCAACCGGACCAGGCGGCCGGCCGGCTGACCGGCGGCGGCGGCGGCCCGTAGTCGGGCGCGGTGACTTCGATCCCCGCCGGATCGCCAGGCCGCGCGGACGGCGGTCCGACCGTCCCCGGATCGGCCTGCGCGGGGGTGTTCTCGTTCGGTTCTTCCGGCGGCCTGATCGCGCGGGTTTCGGTCACTGACCTGGAACGATACGCCGCGCACTAGTCCCAGTGTGACTATCCGCTAGTCCCAGTGTGACCAGGAGCTCTTTTCTGTACCGATCGGTCCAACCCTCGAGCGCGCAAGCCAACAGGCCAGGTCAGCGATGGTCACAGTGTGACTACGCGACCGCCGGCCGGCTATCGACGATGTTCTAGTCCCCGCGTGACTATGACGTTTGGTTTATGCCTATTGCTCGTAGATCAGCGGACGGCGGGCCGGGGTGCGCGCGCTTGCGCTTCCCGTAACGCCCAGACCGCGGCGCGCAGAACGTCAGACCGGCGCGACGACATCAGCGCGAGGCCGCCGCCCGGAACGTCGCGGACACGCGCCGCTTCGATCTGGGCGTCCAGGTCCGGGGTCCGGTCATGGATCAGCCGACCGGACCGGACCAGTTCACGAAACAGACTCAGACCCAACCGGGTTTCGGTCGCGCCCGCGCGGCCAACACCCCGCAACTGGGGGACACGCGCCGCGACCGCCTGACCGACAACCAACCGGGACGGGGAAGGCCGGCTGTCCAACAGGGCGCGCGCGTCATCCAGCGCGACTTCCCAACTGTCCGCCGTCCAGCCGTCCAGTTCGTACACGTCCGGTCCCGCAAGCGCGACCGCCGCGACCGCCGCCCCATGACCGTAATTATCTTCCACCGCGACCCAGACCGGGCCGCCGCTGTCCGCCGGCTGATGACACTGATCCCACAGGCCTTCCACCAACAGCCGCGCCCCTGAGGCCGGGGACGTCCTGACCGGCCACACATTCAGATACTGCGCACGGAACGATTCGGCCGGGTCATCCTCGTCAGGGTCAAGGGTTTCGCCCTGATGGACGCGCCGTAACCGGGCCTGCAGTAGCCGTTCGCGACCGGCGGACCAGTGAGGGGACGCGGCCCGCCAGGCGGCCGGATCGTCCATGTCCGCGGACCGCGGCGCAGACCATTCCAGGACCAGGGTCGAAACCGGATCGGACAGTTCCGCCAGGGCCGCATGTCGGCGCGTCGGATACAGGACCGTCGCGCGCCTATGCGCGGTCGAAGCGAGAAGTAACTGTGGACTGACACGTTCCGCCATAGTCGGCTCCAGACCGTCATCGACCACTTCGGTCGCGACCCCCCACGCTTCATCCACCAACACCAGGGATCCCGGATAGCCGTACACAGACCCCTTCCCACGGATGATCCAACGCGACCCCGAGGCCGGGTCGGTTATCTGTTCGTTCCCGTTCTGTTGGCGGACCGGATACTCCCGTTCCTGCGCCCATCGCATAGCCGGGGCCTGGACTTCCTTACACACAGGTAAGTCCTTACCTGTGTGCAGAATCGTCTGGGGTTCCCCGAACTGGCCGGCCTGATGTAACCGCCAGGTCGAAGTAGCGCGCAGGAACGTCGATTTCCCCGACTGGCGCGACGTCGAGACAAGGACGTCCAGCCACACAAGCCGGCCCTGCGCGTCATGTTCCAACTGTCGGGACAGCACCAACGCCTGCCACCAGCGCGGCGCAATATCCGCAACATCGGCCAACCATGCGACCGCGGCCGGCCCATACGAACCGACCGCCGCCGGATGCGGACCAGTCATGTACCGCGGCCACCAGCCAACCTTCGGGACGTCCCGCAGACCGTCCAACCAGGGACACGCATCCCAGACCCGATCCGCGGCCGGCGGACAATCCCCAGTCTCAGGGTCAGGGAAGTCGATCGGCGGGACAGGCGTCCAGTGACCGCCGAACCCCAGTTCCATCCCCTGCCTGCGCTGACAAGGACCGCAAGCCGGAAGCGACCGACAGCATCCCGAACCTTCGACATGGACGTGTAAGGCAAGCGGCGGGACATGATCCAGTTCCGAAGCCGGATCGCCGCACAGATGACAGACCGCGCCAGGGACAATCAGCGCGCGCCTTCGCCGCTGATGCGCGGTCCCGTAAGGGCCGGCCCCCTTCGTAGTCACGCGCTCATTCTGGGACACCCGCGCCGGCCGCGCACCGAAGCGGGGACATCGGAAACCGGCGCAGGTGCCGCGGTCATGATCCCAGGGGGGGGTATCGGGTTGGG